ACTTCTTCAAAATAAACTACATCAACCCCCAGCATTAATTTGTTCTGTATGTCTTGCAAGTGGTTACGGAAATTAAAGAATCTACGGTCAGCACTTTGAAAGCGAGTAGCCTTGAAACTCTTACTAGAAGATTGAATACTCCCCTTCGAGGTCATAGCAATTCCAGTTGTGGTGCCTAGGTCTAAAGCGAGTATTGTTTTAGTCATCGAATGTTTTAATTAATTTATCTAAATACCACTTGGCTTTTTTAAGATCTTCTACTCCATTTTTATGGTCAGCTCTTGAAACATACTTAATGATATTCCCTTTGCAGTAGCCAGCCAATTGTTCCGGTGATGTTTTTGCGGTGATAAAATCAAAAGTTTCTATACCGCCTACCTTGTAATGGTCCGGGTTTATGTTGTCAGGTTCAAGGTTGTCCGTGTCAAGGCAGTGTTCACTACAGTAAACAGGCGCCCCTTCGTATTTAACCCAACCGGAACCTCTATCAAAAAGTATATCACACTCTTCTTTATTACATATCATAATTTAATTATTTAATATTTAAAATAGTTTTCCAGTCCATATCTTTATAGGTTCCCCTAAAGTCCATATAGTTATCTATGTCAAAGAGCTTTCGCCTTTTTATATCTATTAACGCATATCGCCTAGGCATTAGTCTAGTGTCACTAGTCAATACAGCTCTAGCCACCATCTCTCCGTCTATGAGTATTTCTTTTTGGTTATTTAAACTTACTTTCATAATTTATTTTTTATAATTAATACCAGACCAACCTTCCGCTTCCACGGGACAGTCAGTCGCCCAATCTGGTGTTTGTGACATGAGCTCACAAAATCTTATTAAAGGGCTTATCATACTAGTATGATCTTGCCTTGGGTGTTCCACAATCAATTCATCATGCACCGAAAGTACAATCTCAAAGCCAGCTTTCTCAATCCGGATCATAGCTTCAGCCATTAGATCTCTGGCAACTGCTTGAGTTATATTCTCTACTAGCTTACCACCATACGTGCCGTTGCGGAATGCTTTACCATTCTTCTCAGCCATATAACTTAGTTCGATACTCATACCCCAGTCAGTTTCTTTCTCCCGGAGTTCAGGCTTATAATAATGGAGGCATCTACCACTTGGTAATTGACACTTTAAGAAATCATCCTCAGTAAACCAAATGGTTTTGCCTGCTGTAATTTTTTTACCAGTACGTACGGCTGTGTGAGCAGCTTTCTCCTGGTCTTGCCAAAGGGATCTTACATCATGGTAGGTGGAGCGGTAAGTATTGATGGCTGTTTTAGCCAGGCCCTCATGTACTTTAATCCCCCAACTCAAACAAGTTTCAAAGAACTTAGGTGCGCCCATACCGTAGCCTGCTCCTAGTATTGCAGCCTTTCCTAACTGCCTCTGCTCAGGAGTTACGTCTTTAACATCTACTCGGTATATGTTTGAGGCCATGTCTTTATATAGATCCTGCCCTTGTCTAAACTGGGTAAGCATTTTCTCACTACCAGCTAACCAACCTAATACCCTAGCCTCAATAGCTGCAAAATCTGCTACCAAGAACTGCTTACCCTCTGGTGCTTTAACCACTCCTCTTATAGCTCCGGACATAAAACCCATCACATCTCCGGTGAGCATCTCTACTGCTGACAAGCTACCTTGTTTGATTAGATCAATAGCTGTAGCCATATCTTTAATGTTACCTCTAGGTAGATTCTGGAACTGGACTAACTTACCAGTCCATCTACCTGTGGAAGCACCGTGGTACATAAGTACATCTCGGATCCTACCATCTGGTGCAGTAGAGTTCTTCATAGCTTCGTACTTAGCTGTAGAAGTTTTACTAAGACCTTGGCGTATCTCTAATAATCTTTTCACCTTAGCATCTTTAATATTTGGTAGCGCTTTAGCAACATCATCCTTAGTTAATCCAGTTAAGATCTCCCCTCTACTTGCGGACCACTCTAATATCTTGGCTCTCTGTCCAATGGTTTGGATAGCCCCTTCTGTTATTATATCTATCTCGGCTGCTAATTTAGTTGTATATTCAGAGAGGATTTTTAACGCTGCATCCACGGTATCAATGTCTATTGGTACCCCACGCATATTAATCTTTTGGTCAAGCTGCCATACTGCTAACTCTTTAGCTGGTAAGTCTCCTAACCTTTTTGATAGTGCGTGTTCTGATTCTACATCTGACTTGCAGTATTTATATAAGGTTTCAAATTTATCTGGGTGATCTTCTTTTTCAAAGTATATCTTGGTACCTTTAGTTCTTGGCTTACATAATTGTAACATCACTCTCCTACCCTCATCATCTTTGGTAACATCAAGGCCAAGTGTTTGACCTGCCCCGCCTAATGATCTCGGTAGTGCGTGGTATGCAGCTTTAGAAGCTGAACATCTCCATTGCTCTGGTTTTATCTCTGGCCAACCATAGCGCTTAACCATTATGTTTTGCCATATAGCTTTCTCAAAGAAAGCGTTATGTGCTTCTACCTTAGTCCCGCTAGGTAACCAATTGTGCATCGGCCTATCTCGTATATCTTCCGGTGTGTATAGCTGCAACGTGCCATCAGAATACTTAACAGCCAAGCAAAGAACCTCAGTAGTTGGGTGCAACGAGTACACCCAACTACCGGTTTTCTTTAAGTCAGCTTCGGATCTTGTTTCGAAATCTATGCTGATCATACTAACCTAATAGATTTGATTGTTGGTAATTAGCTGGGTTATCCTGCTCATCATCAATAACATCAAACTCATTTTCAGGGGAAACCTTAGCATCTCCACCAAAAGGCTCACCATCTTTAACTTTCTGAACATTGATTAGATAAAGAGTAATCCCTTTACTTCCATCAACATCATAAGCAAAAGGTTTCAAGCTGGCTCTGATATAACACCCACCGTAGATCTCGCTTTCATCTAAGATTGGTTGAGTTTGAGCATCAACTACCCCTGGCTTGCGAGTATTCTTAGTTGTAATAAAGAAACAACCGTGGTACTCATCACCGTATGGCTCGCCAGTTTTTGGCTTAACACCATCACCATCTTTGATAGGACTATGAAGAACCTTAGGTCTTTTAGCTCCCCATTTTTCTTTAATGGTTTCTTCTATAGCTGCTTTTAATTTACTAAGGTCAGTCTTCTTATCAAAAAGAATGTCAGTAGAATACTGCATCTTACCACTCTTGGCATTTAGTTTAGGTTTTAATAAATATGTGTAAGAAGCTTTTCCTACTGGGGTTACATAGTTTGACATGGTTTTACGTGTTTTAAAGTTAAAAAATTATTCTGAAATCACCGTGAAATCAGACTTAATAGTTGGTAATACTTCCGGCCTCTTATCGCTAAGAGGTACCATGGTATTACCGGTATCAGGTGTCTCACAAAGTGAGGCCACCAAATCTTTACCCACAAGCTTCTCTAGTTGAGCTGGGGATTTTAATTTTGGCTCGGTATATATTAGAGCAGTGTTATCAAGGTTTGATTCCTCTTCCACCATATACCGAACAGTGCTTTCGTCAACTTTCCATTTACGGTTAGCTCTCTTCTTCACAAGCTTATACCCTTCAATGGTTCTTCCGCTCTCTAATTCATTGAAGGCAAAAGCTTCTACTGACTTAACCCAAGAGGCTAACATTGGTGCTGATTCTAAAACCCTTTTGAGGTCTGCCTTTTTTAGAGTGTCTGGCTCTGGTAATATTATAGCTCCATCACTAAACTCTGCCTTGGCAACTTCCAAAGCTCTTTGCTCTAGCTTCGGACAGACCGCAGCCGCATCACAAAAAGTACACCAATCGCCCTCTTTAAATTTAGGGTTCTTAGCTTGAGTAGCTTTAATTCCTTTCTTTAAAATCTTAGCATACTTTTCTAAGTAGCCTACTGTTGTGATCCAAGACTTAACAGCTTCACCTTCAGAGTTTGGTTGCACTATGGTTAGTTTAATCTGACTCTCTGGGTGAAGATCATGTATGTGTGCTGCTCCTAACCCGTAGTAAGCTAGTTGCTTATTCTCCTCCGGGGATACAGACTTATAACCATTTTTGTAATCAATTACCTCTAACATCCCCAGTACATTAGAATATATACTAGCATCATTAGTACCAAACATATCTTCATGTACAAAATCTAAACTAAATTTAGTTTCAATAAACATCTCTCCTAGTTTAGATTGCTGGCGTACATAATTCACATATACCTCTACCCCATCAATCATGGCTTGATCGACTGGGTATTTGGTACCATCATCTAAAGTAATATCTTTACCTAGATAAGTTTGAGGTTCCCCCTTATCCAGGAGAGCCAACTCTCCTAATTTGTGAGCTGCTGTTCCTTTGGTAGCTGCACTACTGCTTGGTTGTGGTGGTACTGTCTCGGATAGCTGAATGCTACCCGGACAATTTAACCAACGCTCCGCAGAAGATGCTCCATATTTTGAATGTAATTCTGGCATAGCTATTGTTTAATTTCATTTAATTTGATTTAATAATTCCTCATACTTCTCTTGAGGTACAGCAGGGAAAGTTTTATAGCCACCTAAAGATTCAAGTATGGTTGCTAGTACTGACTCCCCATATGATTGGATAAAAGCTACTAACTCTTTCATAACTTCTTCTTTGGTCGGTAGAATTTTTTCAGCTACAGGTACGGTTTCTAGCTTCTCTACTTCTACGTCTGGTTCTACTTTAACCTCAACAGGTTTATCTATTTTTATTACTTTTTTAACTGGTTTTACTTTCTCTACTACAGTTTCTTTTACTTCCGGAGTTGGTTGTGGTCTAAGGTCCATGCTCATTTGACCAGAGATCTTATCCTCTTCCAAAGCTACTAACCTAGCTATGCCATTAGCAATGTTGCCTAGTAGTTCTGTATTAAGTGTTTCAATTGCAACTGAACAATTGTTTTTCATCCGTATTAGTTCTTCAACTTTTTTAATATCCATAGTTTATTTTTATTTTAAGATTAAATTATTAATTAATAGTTGGGCTTGTGTATCCCGGTAGATCCAACGTGGGCTTTTTCTTAGCTGTTTTAAAACCTAGAAGCCAACGCTGAACACAGAGATCCATCTCTTTTGGATGCTTTAATATGTCGTAAGCATATTGAAGAGTCCAATTTTCTTCACCTCTACCACCTTTAGAAGTGTCATTTATTTGTACCTTAATTATATCCATTACCGCGGTTTTGTTTTCACCTACCTGTGCCAAAGTCTTAGTCTTTATAAACTTTATGTGCATGTGGTTTTGAAAGTGCTTCTTAAACTCTTTCATTAATTTTGGTATGTCTTTATGTTCGATGTCCATTAGTGTTACGCTCATAGTTATTGCATTATTTGGTTAATTAAATCGTTCGTCATACTTAGCCAATATCTTATCAGCCCAGTTAATTGCTGTGCTAATATCTTTGCAGTTTGTGGCACCGGCTACGTGAGCGGCAGCTAATGACCACACTTTAGCCCTATCCATCTTATTAGATTCTTTGATTTCAAGTTTAGATAATCTTGGAACTATGCTTTTAATCTCCTGTTCAATATCCTTGAGCTGTTCATTAACTTTAAATCTTTTTGTTTTATCTACCATTTTATTGCATTATTTGATTAATTGTTTTCTCCTTATCGAAGATAGATTTAAGCATAGTTTCATCCAAACTTTTCTCTACGACTAGGAACTTGGCAGTTACATTGTGCTTCTGTCCAATACGGTGACAGCGATCTATCGCTTGGTTAATCTCTCCCGGTACCCAACTGGATTCTACAAATACTACATCACTAGCTGCGGTTAGTGTTAGGCCAGTACCTGCGGCTTGTATTTGTCCTATAAAAACCCTGACTCCCTTCTTGTTCTGGAAGTCATCTACTGCTTTTTGTTTATTAGCCAGAGTATGTTTACCTGTTAGAATTACCGGGTTAAATGCTGCTAACTTATATTTAAGGAAATTCATTACATCATGGTGGTAAGCAAAGATAACTATTTTATCTACACTTTCCAGCATATCTTTAATGTAGTTAGCGCTCTCATCTAATTTTAGCATGGCTAGTTCTCTTCTGATAGTGGCTAGTTCTCCCATATTACCTTGAGCAGGAGCTTTCTTTAGATTTTCTGCGGACATGAATTCTGTCTTAGCTATAATAATCTCTGCTTTTTTATCCATTTCAAAAGGTATAATCTGTATTGTTTTTTCGGGTAATTGTTTCATCACGTCTTTCTTTAAACGTCTTACCATGCAAGTAGCTCGTAACCTCACTCCTAACTCTTCTATATTGGCAGATCCACTAGTATCTAATCCCCATCTGCTATTGTAAGCGGCGCAGAAGCGGTAAGCATAGTTACGATAGTTCTCAAAGGGTTTTAAAGTATCTAATGATAGTATTTTTAGCAAAGAATATAGCTCAATTGGACGATTAAGCATAGGCGTTCCTGTCAAAAAAATTTTCTTATCTACGTCACGGGCCAGTTTAGCTACGTTCTTAGTACGAACTGTCTTAGCATTCTTTAGGTAATGTGCCTCATCACATACCAACACATCTGGTTTAAATGCTTTTAGCTGATCCATAATTACTTTAGATTTAAGTAAGTCATAATTAACTATGATAGTATCGTGGCCCTCACCAGTTAGTATAGAATCCTCTATCATGAAGTTATCTTTACCCCCTGATATAACTCTAGTAGAGAAAAGTCCGGTTCCCCATTTGTGAAATTCACGCTCCCAGTTTAGTTTTAATGAGGCAGGGCAGATGATTAATCTTTTCTTATGGTTTGCAATGTTAAGGTATTCAATCACTTGTAGGGTCTTTCC